TGTGCTCTTCCGATCTTACTTGCCATTGGCCCGCAACCGGTGGCGTAAACTCATCTCTTCTATGCTCAAGATCACAGCCTCGATATATTGCCATATCACCAGGACCTAGTCCTATTGGATCATTCTCTATATATATAGGCCATAGATATTCTACATCATCATAGCTATAATTAAAACATAGGGTAGCAGATATTTCGCAAGATTCTCGATCAGTATGAGGGTGTAGAATGTCGCCATCTCGATAAACTCTAAAAAAAGAATATGTTGGAAATAATTTAAGACCTGTATTTTCCTCCATGATATCCTGTAGTAACAATAGTAATGTTTCCATTGCAGGATCGCTACCCACTGAATGCGCAGTTGGTACTTGATAAACATCTGGTGTAAAATTCTGCATCTCATCAAATAATGCATATTGTGTTATAAAATCTCTAAGCTCAGCAGAGATAGCTGATTTTACTACGCAATATCCTTTTTTTCTAAATTGATCTTTATTCATAGTTTAAAAATAGTTCCTAATTATTGTCAGCATCTCTTTGTGTGTAATGGTTTCTACACTAGCATCAAACTGCATTTCTCTATCAATAGTTAGTTTAGCATCTTGTTTAATGTGATCGGGATTAGATTCATATTCTTTTTTAATAGCTTCTCTATCAAATATATCCAAACCCTCCATTACCATAATATGATTAGCTACGGTAAACAGTATATAGTCCGACATACTGCTAAAATCTTCAGCGATTGGAAGTTTATTACGCCATAATTTTAATTTAGAAGCCAATGATTCTGGAATTTCAGCATTTGCACAATCAATCCAAAATTGTGTATTAGTTTTTTTAGTCTGATAATGTAGTATAACAAAATCTCTAATATTCTCCATTATATCATTTATTGATTTATTATAGCTTTCAACGACAGCATCGTCATAATTAGATAGTTTATGCATTAAGATAAATGCTTGCTGTATACTAGTACCGATAGATGAAGCTTCTAACGGCTCGACAAAACTAGCACTAAGTCCGACAGCACAACAATTTTTAATCCAAACTTTATCTAAAGCACCTGGATCGAAATTAATCTGTTTACCAACAGTGATTTCTCTACCAAAGTATTTTTCTACTTCTGCTTTAGCTTCGTCAGCAGTAATATAGTCGCTATCATAGATGTATCCATTACCGTATCTACCCCAAGTTGGTATCCTAAATAGCCAACCATAGTCCATTGCTCTAGCTAAAGTCCATATATTATAATTGTCTTCATCTTCTGTAGGGAATACAATAGCTGATTTCATCTTAAGATACTTACTATAAGATACCCACTTAGCACCGAGTTTGTTCATTAACGGTCGTTTAAAGCCAGTAGCATCAACAAAGAAATCGTATGAATAATTGCCAACTGTGCCTTTTAATGTTTCTATATTACCTTCTTGATCAAGTAAAACATCTTCTATCTCATCATCGATAACATTGATGCCCATCGTTTTTGCACGTTTAATTAAAAATTCATTAAGTTTAAATGTGTTAAAATGGAATTGATTCCATGGCATCTCATCTTGTCGATTTATAAAATATTTGTTTAATTTATTATTTTTAGGAATGTCGTTGATAAGATAAGATAGGTTCTTTGAAATCTGTCTTCCATACACATAACTATATTGTGCAAACTTTTTATTAAATGGAGGCGACACACAATGCAAGTAATTTTCATCAGCCCAATTTTCAAACATGATACCACATTTATAAGTAGCATCACATTCTTTAATCAACTCATATTGACTTATACCCAGGAATTGCATAAAATCTCTAAAATGCTCAGTTGAGCCTTCTCCGACACCGATAATTCCGATAGATTTAGAATGCACAACATCGACTTGTGCATTTAATTTTTGTTTTAATATCAGTGCAGTGATCAATCCGGCGGTCCCTGCCCCAACTACTAGTATACTGTTTACAGATTTCATTATAAATCCTAGTTATATGTTTTTTTGTTCCACCAGCGTTCTTTATAAGATCTAAATATTGTTGTTTTTAAACTATCTATAGTATAGAAAGAGTCAGCATCGTAGTTTGTGACAATATGATTCCAAGGTTCTCTTTTTATCGGTATGATCTGTGCTATAGGAGTACCCTTAGGTATAGTTCCTGTAAAATTATCAACTAAAAAGAATGGTAAATTTAAAGGCCTTGTGTATCCGTCACCGTCAACTATTGCTGTTGTAGTTAAAAATGGTAAATCAAAACGATAGAACGGATGGGTTATTAAAAAACTATAACCCTTTGGCATATGAATTTCCCACATACCTTCCCATTTGTATGGTGTTGCTTCGTAACCAGTAGGTCCTTGCCCACCTACTTGATCAGACTTATGACTAGTTATTACGGTCCATGATACATCCCATATCACTCGTTGACCAAATGTTTCTTGATCGACAAATGTAACATCACATGGAAGTGTTAGCATATAACCACTCACAACCGCATCTAATACCGGCATACATGCTTTTGCTGTTAAATTTGTTTTCCCATCAGGGCCCCGAGACACTGGAATGCTAGGATTTCTATATATAGGTAGGTTCTTATACCATTCGGGTATTATTTTTGATGATGGCACTGGCGGACTTAATATCATTTCAGTAAGTCTGTCACGCGGCTTAAACTCGATTACTTTAATAATGGCCGTTTTACCTATTATAGATATTAGAGAATTTTTTATTTTTGAAAAAAAACTTTTTTTAGGATTAAGCATATGGGCACTTATTTAAATTTTCAATTTTAGTATATAAATCTTTTTTTGTTTTATACAACGATATCCATTCTTTTGGATGTCTTTTTAATATTAACTTACTAATACCAAGTTTCCTCTCCCATTCTTCTTTAGTTACTAGATGATTTTTAATTATAACTTTCTTATCAGTAAGGGGATGTAATATAGCTAGTGGCACTAATGGTTTTATCCTGCATCGTTGTGCTTCTTCTTTATTAATAACAAACAAATTAACATTAGTCACATGTTGATACTTAAAATTAATAGTTGCTGGCAATACAGTAATATTCCCTACTAGTTGACGCATACTCCAAGTAGGCTGTGTCCAAGTAAAATTAATATCATCTTTAGTTTTGAATAACCAGGGAGATGTTAATTTAAGATTATTCCCATCACTATCTGCAAATCTTTCGAATTGATCCGAAGTGTGCGATGAACTAGTATCAACATCAGTGTTTGATGATTCCCAATCGCACCACTTTTCGTGCCCTAATTTAGCGATAGTTAAATCCATCTCGAACCAAGAAGGCAATACGATTCCTGTCTTATAAAAATCTATTAACCCAGTACAGTGTTTGATGGTCGGATTATCATTATTTGATTCCGGAGTATTTTTCCACCAAGTCGGCATGAATTTATTTGCATAGTTAATTTTAGCACAATCGTAAACATAGGGCAAGTATGTAAAGCAATCTAGTATAACTTCGGACTTTTTAAAGAAGATCATACGTTTCTCTGATCCAAATCAAGATAGCTGTAATTAACTTCCTGCCCAATTATCCCAGAAGTCCATGTATTAAAAGATAAACTAATTCTGTTATTAGTGCTGATAGTTGTATGTGTTGAATGTTCTAAATATGATGGGAACAAAATTAGGTCACCCTTCCTGACATTAAATGTATTTTTATGTGAATTAAATTCATTGTATGAAACTGGAAACATTTTTAACGGACTAGATATTACATTACGATCAACATGTAAATCAATCGGAGCAGGATCGTCGGTAAAGTAAAAAACACCGGTAATAATACTGTTTACATGATGGTGCTGATAATGATTTTTCCCCTGTACTGTTTTGTTTAGCCAGGACATGGTAGGAAAAATTGGATTATCGATGCACATTACTTGACTAGAAAAATTATTCAAATGTTCGATTATAAATTCTTTAACTCGTAGTAATTCAATAGAATTAAGGATTGTGTTATTATTTGAACTAATAATAGGGTTTAAATTTATGTTGTTAGAATCATAGTTAGAATCATCATTAATAAATGCTAATTCATCACTTGTAAATTCTTTGTTAAAATTTACAGAATATAATGGAGTAGGAAATAAATGATATAGTTCAGGCTCGATCATAAAGTAGTCTCATAATAATTTAAATTAATCACGCATCTAACTTTTGCATCGGTACAGCTAGATCCGGAATGTAACATATTTGAATCAAATATAACTAATCGATTTTCTAAACTATTAATTTTAGTTCCATCTTCAAAAATTGTATATCCATTATTTGTATTAATATAAAATATAGCAGTTTTACATGGTATTTTTAAATCAGGAATATCAGTGTGTAGTCCATGTTCTACTATTGTTGATTCTTTTGTTAATAGATTTGCTTTAATGCGTATTATTGAGGCAGGTTGTATACGTTGTAAAACAGGCCACATTACATTAATAAACTCGTCGCTGTTAGGTCGAAAGTCTTTATAGAACACATGAGTAAATTGAAAATCTCCAGTGTTGTCAAGTATATTTCCATAGGCTTGATTGACACTAGTATTATAATACCAAGGAAAATCTGTACTTAACATACGTTCTTGAATAAGTCTAAATTCATCTACAGGTAGCAAATTGTCAATTACTTTATATTTCATACATGTTGTCGATCTCTAATCCAAGTAACTAGTGCATATTTTGTGCCCTTAGTGACAGGATGTGCCGCATGTGCATAGGCATAGTTAGATGGAAATAATATTAACATTCCAGCCTGCGGTTTAATTTTAATTCCAAAATTTGGAAATTCAAGATGGCCGCCTTCATAATCATCGTTTAGATAGACAATCGCTGATACTGCTCGGCCTATATCTGTACCACCATCATAGTGTGCTTTATATTCCTCACCGCCTTGATATTTTAACATTTGATATCCTTCGTGCCAGAATGTTTCATTAATGTTGTACTTCTTGGCGTACGGATTTGTCGAAGCTAATAGCAACATATTAAATTGGTTATGTATATTTTGCAATACTGAGTTATCAGTAACACTGGAAAGATGTGTTACTTCTAAAACTTTGTTAGTTCTAGCATGTTGAAATGGACCGCTACCGACTGTGCCGGCACGTTGCCAGTATACATTAGATTCTCGATCCTCGCATTGTTCTTCGACTGACTCAATTGTCTTTTGAGGATTTGGCCACGCATTTTCAAATATATCAATACAGCCGCCTACAGTAGTAGTTGCCTGTAATTCCCCCGGAAAAAATCCGTTAATATTTAATGCCATTATTATACCTCATTATCAATTGTAGGGTATTTATAGGGTCTAAAATTGTCAACTACTAAATATGACATGCCTATTTTTAGATCGACGTCCGAAATTTTAAACAATCCGTGGATTGACACAGCAACTGATCATGCTGATTTAGACGGATCTGAAGCACCACCGAATCATACTTGGGATTATAGTAACCAATTAACTATAGATGCTATTGAAGTATGGGAACAGTTATTTTTTCAAATGGGGAATATTGGCATATATGCGGCACATAGGCCTTTTGTGGAATTTTACATAATTACACATAACTTATTTTTAAATGATCTTACTAAAATAGAAATATTTTATGGAGCGACTGCTGGAGAGCAAGTAAGAGATCGTGCTAGAGAACTAGGAATAGATCTTAGTATACAAAAAATTTGGATCGATGACCCAAATACTCATTTATATCAACCACTAGCCCCACTTTAGTAAAAATACAGTTAAGTCTCTATCGCTGTTAAAAGTGATTTCGTTGTCTAGTAACTGTGCTCGATACTCAGACATCCATAACTGTTTTAATAGTGTATGCTTATCACTTTCTAAATTGATATCTTTTTTATATTTTTCTATTAAGAAGCTATTAGCTTTTACAAAACTTGAATTGATTTTATTGTCGACAAATATAGAAACCTGATAGGTCATATTAAATCAACTAGATCAAATATAGTTTGAAGTTTAGTTCGAATAGTTTTGCTTGAAAAACTATTACGAAGTCCCTGGTGTAAAGGCTTAGGGGCTCTGTCTATTACAGCCCATGCCCATCCCTGGTGTTCATTACTTAGCACAGGAACAAATTCAGAGTCAACTACACATAGGTATGTATGAAAATTAAACACAGTATCATTTGATACGAATGTTTCTAATGGTATTGTTTTTTTAATATCAGGAAGAGAACCAATTTCTTCGATAATTTCGCGTTGTAGACCTTGCCATGGAGTTTCGCCTGTGATGTTTGTACCACCTACTAGGCCCCATGTACCTTCGTGTTTGCCGTGAGCTTTTTGTAATAGCAAGAATCGTCGTGTTGACTTAGCGTAGAATAATGCTCCGCTACAAACAATACGTTCTGTTATAGTTCTAGTCTCCATGATCCTGGCTGATATTCACCTTCAAATGACTTAACCCAGGACACTCCGTTCCACAGGTATTGTACCCCAGTGTATATATTCGTTTGCCAGACCATAGTACTTGAATGTTGAGCATGTGAAAATATCAACTTCCAAGCTGATCCTGTGTACTCTATAATGTCATTGGCTTTGGCTACTAGATTACCCCAAGCGGCAGAATAATTAGTATTAGTAACTGCGCCAATGTCTTCGATGATCAAATAGCGTCGACCGGCACCAGCTGTACCAGGATTAAATGTTAATGGATTAACAATAGCATCAAATGTACCAGTACTGTTTGATCGATAACTACTACCGGCATTATAACCTGTTTCAAAATCTAATTTACCTGTACTATCAATACCAGTGTTAGTTACTAGGGTGTCTCGATCCCAGTTGACCAGCATTACTACGCTGTCTGTAACACTACCAGTAGCATCTACAGGTAGTGCTACTGAACCAGATACTTCAGTCCCATTAGTTTGTGTTAGATATATTCTACTTGATCCTGCTGTAAATTTACCAGGATAGCGGTTTAATACTTCTTGCCAATTGATCGGAACACCCTGTCTTACCGGTATTTCTAGTGTAGGTTCTCTAGGAATATATCCTTCACTTGGAGTTAGTAGGATAGCTTGTCCAACTCCGGTAGTATTGTTATAAACTTGTAGTGTATAATCAGTGATAGTTACAATTTCTCTAGCTAATAAATCACTATAACTAGGAGTACCAGACGGTCCGGCTAGATCTTCACCGAGTCCTTCGATATAACCGGTAGGACTAGTATCCTTAGCACCCCATAGGCTGGTGACGATCTTGGTAATAACACCTAGATGTTTGACCTTGACCGGTGGACTGATCCATATAGGAGTTTCGACAGTCAATGTACCGATTTCTATAGGAGTATCGGCACCAACTGGAACTGATCTGCTGGACCAATTGATGTTGGTTAGGTCTAGTACACTAAGACTAGTCCAGTCGATATAGTTG